CGTGATGAGCGTCGATTTCCCCGATCTCGCGACACCCTTCAGGTATGGGATGATTTGCCATGAGTCCAAATCGTTCACGTCAAACAACAGTCGACCACCCATACAATACAGCCATCTGCACGTGTCCGCGTCGAACCCTTGGTAATCCATGATATTTTGCATGTGTGGCGTCGGGACGTCCGTGTACCAATCCAAAACGTTGTACTCCTCGAAATATTGGTCGAAGAATTTCGCGGCGACGATCGTGGGATCCAACGCCATGTACTCTTTGGACTCGTAAGGGTAGAATCGACATCCGTACACACCCTTGGACGGAATCCATTCCTTCGCGTTGAACAACCCATTCTTGAACGAGAAGACGTGTCTGTTCTTTTGAATCTCCGGGAACTGATGGTCAACGCAATTCGTGAGATGGTTGATCACGTCCTTGAATCCCGAACCCTTGCTCGTCAGGTCTTTCCACATCTCGTAATTGTCCTCCTTGGACGCGCAGTGATACACGAACTCTTGAATCGTGTACACGGGCATCCACGCGCGTGTGGGTTTCCCCTCGGACAGACGCTGCACACACACGTTGTCTTTGTAACGTCTCATGCCCTTTTCGTACAGTTTCGCCAAACACCCGACGATCGCTCTCTGGTAGGGCGACATCTCTTTCAAAGACGACTCTAGCATCGGCATGGGGGTGCCGTCGAAATACTCCGGGTCGATGTCAAACTTGAGCGGACTTTCGCGCGGTTGCGTGATGCGCTGGGCATGCATCACGTGCAATCGAACGTTCTTGAACGCGTCGTTCACCTGTTTCATCAATCGAGTGTGTCGCTCGCCCAACTCCAAATCGTCGTCCGGTAATCTATACTCCGCCATATCCAATGCCTTGATGCGCGCACCCACGCTCTTGAGGATGCGAATCTCCCTCGATCGCTTCTCGTCCACGGTCGTGATGACCGCGTGCTTCGGGAACCCGTTCGACAGTTCGGAATGGTCGAAGAATTGTTCATACCCCAGTCGACATCCGTAGTGTATATCGGCACGCTCTCGAGTCAGCCACCACTTGTGCTCCAACCACGCCACGTACCGAAGGAGTGTCTCAGCGTCAAGGGTCTGAATCCTAGTATAATACGTTTCCATTTCAGACTCTTCACGATCGGCGTCCTTATCGACGAAATGCATTTTCCCCTCCTCTGCCGTCGTCATGATGATCTTACCTCATATTAAATTTAAATCTCTAAGAGAGCTTGGACAAAATCTTGATCAAAATCTTGTTTTGAGTGTCCATCGCCTGAGCGATGGCGCAGAGTGCCGAGCACACCGTATCACCGTCCGGGGTCATCAACACGCTTCCGAGAAGATCAGTCACGTCTGGAATGTCTTCGTCGTCGTAAACCATCTCCTCTTCTTCCTCGGAAAGGTCTTCTTCGTCGTCGTCGACGGTCACGTCATCATCTTCGACGATTTCGCCTTCTTCAATTTCACGCTGTTCCTGCTTAGACATTTACACACTACATAGAAAAGAAGAGTGTCGAAAGTGACGCAGTCGCATGGAGAATATGTTACGGGGTCTGAGACAAGAAATTGCCCACATACACAACACGCTCAGGCATTCATTCTTCCCTAGGAACGGGTCAGAGTCGTCAAAGTCAGGGAGACGTTACGAACGAAAATGTTTCGAAAATGTCAACCAAGACGTGTGCACCCTCGAAGGACACAGTCGTAAGGGGAACGACATCAGGTGTCGGTACGGTGACATCGAGATCAAAAAAGCCATGACACCCGACTGGGGTCAGGAAAAGCTTAAATTTCAACAGGGTCGGTGGACTGGAACGTTCCCACACCTCGACCTCGTGCGCATCCCAAATATTCCACCCAATCTCACCCGACACAAACTCATGAAACTAAAGCAGTCGAACCCGCTGTACCGAGATCAGTACATAGACGTCGACGACGACTGCATTCAAAAGTATTATCGCAAGAAGGGCAACTCGTACATTCAAGTGGAGGGGTACGGATTGTATCACCTGGGTGATGATTCGGCGAATCTGGGTGTCCCCGAGTTTAGATTGCGACAGCGCATGCGCGTGCGCGTGAAGACCCACTCGAAGACGAGTTTCTCTGTCACGTGTGCCTTCCAACCGGTGAACATTCGAGAGTTAGTGCCGAGTCCGTATTCCCTTGACGACCCAGAAAAAATACCAAATGGCTTAAAAGAATGATGAATATGAATGACATGAAATGAAATCGCCACTGCGATATCCAGGTGGGAAAACACGGGCGTGTAAGACCCTACTGGACATCGTCGATCGCGAACACCTCGACACGTCCGAGGTGATTTCCCCATTCACCGGTGGCGCATCGTTCGAGTTTTACCTTCGCGAAACGAGACGGAGTCGATTGATACTCAACGACAAGTTTGAACCTCTGGCGAATTTTTGGCGTGCGTGCAAACATGAGAAAGATCGGTTGTGCGAGACGTTGGAGAAGGTACATGCGCGAGGGGTGTCCAAGGATGATTTCAAACACATGAGAGAATCCATCGTGAACGAACCCGATCTGCTCGAACGGGCGGTGAAATATTTCGTCATCAACAGGTGTTCATTCAGCGGTGCGACGCTCTCGGGTGGGTTTTCGGAGGAATCGTCCAAGAAACGGTTCACCCAATCGTCCATCGATCGCGTGCGACAGTTGGACTTGTCCGGCGAAGACGTCACCATACACAACCAAGATTTCGAGACATTCCTGGACACGCACGGGAAGGGACGGAAAGGTTTCGTGTTCGTCGACCCACCCTACTACCTCGAGTCCAAATCGAAACTCTACGGCAACAATGGTGACTTACACGAAAACTTTGATCACGAGGGGTTACGTCGAGCGCTCGATCGCGTCGAACGCGATTGGGTGTTGACGTACAACGATGCCCCATACATCAGAGAACTATACAAAGACCACGACATCGTGGACGTGGCGTGGAGTTATGGGATGAATTCAACCAAGGCGTCATCGGAGATCGTCATCAGAAGATGTAAGGATGACGCTCGCGCTCCTCCTTCGTCCGAAGCAGTTGAATGACACCCAAGAATAGGAGTGAGAGGAAGATCGCGTTCTCCACGTCCGGACTCGCGAGGAAACTCAACGTGAAAACGAAAAAGATGCGCGCGGGGAGGGTCTTCATGATCGCCGTCAAACGCGCCGGTGGTTCGGTCACCGCGGACGTGCGCGTGAGAAGAAGGGACAGGATGCCCAAAATCAGCGGGCGACGGAACCCCTTCTCGACTCCTGGGAAAAAGTTCACGTTCGAACCACCCATGCCACGAGTTTTCAAAATACCCATGACACCGATGACGGTGAACACCACGGGTAACGCGAGATCCTTCATGTTGTATGTAATATTACCCCAGAGATTGTTTCACGATCAACGGAAGCGCCACACCGATCAAACTTCTCACACGCTTCTGTGATGTGCCTTTGCGCTCGACGATCACCTTGAACACTAAGGTTGCCACTTGCGGGAACAACTTTTCGAGCATGGCGAAAATGAACGACAGCAATCGGAACGAGTGCGCACGCGTGCCTTCCCACGGAAGCATGGAGATAAGGCTCAACACAACCATCGCCATGTAATTCAACATCACGCCCGCGATCGAACGTTTGTAAACGTTTTCGGGTATGGTTGCCATGACGGACTCAAAAATCATTTGCGATTCCGTGGGACTCGCACCCAACGCGCTCATGACACGAGCAAAGACCGCTGTACCACTTCCATTGTTCGATCGAAACACCGCTCGCATGAACGGGGTTTTGCTGGCGGCGTTCAACAAGTCATCCGCGGCACGGGGATTCTGGTACAATGATACCACCTGGAACAAACTCGCAACCGTGATGACAGCCTTGACGAATTGTCCTGACGTGATGAACCCCGTGATTCGCGTCGCGAGCGCCACCGCCGAACGCTTAAGCGACGGCGACGCCTTCACGTCGTTGATCAACGCCGTCTTGAATCGATGATTGATCGCGTTTTTCGCGTTGGTTCGGAGATCGAACGGTAGATTGTTCGCATTGAAAAACGCATTGTTCATCGCATTCTCATCCTTGAATTCATTGCGCTGAGACACCGTGCGTTTGGCGGAAACTTTAATCTTTTGTGCGTTCGCGCCCCCGATCTTTTTGGCGACGTTCGCACGAATATCCGCAGGTGTTTTCGGCACGCGCTTGCCGCCGACATTCTTGGTGAGGCGAATCTTGTGTTTCTTCGCTAGGGCTTTGAGTTCCTTGTCCATTATAATATACAAAGAGAAATTTCAATTTTATGATTTGTTGACAAAAATCAGAAAAATGAAGTAATTATTGTTATCAAAAAACAGCGCACTGCTTAGTTGGAGAAGGCCAAGCCGCCCATACCGCTTTGGATGCGCAAAATATTGTAGTTAGTCGCGAAAAGGTGCATCGTCGTGGAGTTGTTGGTGTCCGCCTTGAGCGTAACGGCAACTTGCGCGTTATCGATGCGGCTGAAGTTGCAGGTCCCGGTCGGTTGGTGCGATTCCGGTTCAAGGGCAAAGGAGTAAGAGTACACACCCGGGTACGGGGTACCGGAGTGGTGGACGAACGGTTGCACTTGGTTGAAATAGCGACCGGATTGTTCGGCAGCGCGGTCCTGTCCGTTCAAAACGAGCTTCCAGGTGGCGAGCGGACCGACGGAGCGCGTGTTACCCGCGGCACCGTCTTCAACCCATTGGCAGGCGGAACCGTCGGTACCAACCTTGTAGAGCGGGGCGCCCGTACCTTGGGTGATCGGCACGAAGCAGTTGGAGTCCGCGAGCGCGGTCGGGTTGGACTCGAGGATGACGTCCGTAGCGGCGACGTTGGACGCGAAGTTCCACAAGCCGCGACCCGCCGGAGACGAGGATCCGAAACACCATACTAACTCTTTCACAGGATGATTAAGCGATAATCTGACCTGCTTGGTGGCACCGGTATCGACGGTGTCGGTACCAGTGTGTTGCACCTGTTCGATGAGGTATTCGTGCGCCTTTTGGGAGAAACGACGACGTTCTTCGGTATCGAGGAAAATATAATTGCCCCACACCTTGAACGTGGAACCGTCAGTGTAGGTGTCGAATTCGGAGGAAAGGTCGAAATCGAGGCGGATTTCGTGGTACTGAAGAGCGATCAACGGCAAAGCAAGACCCGGGTTGCGGTTGAAGAAGAAAATGAGCGGGAGGAACACGGTGGAATCGTGGAAACCAGTCGTCATTTTGCCCCAGTTAGCCTTCTTGGATTCATCCAAGTAGAGCTCGGAGTACAAACGCCACCACTTTTGGTAGTGCTTGTCAATCTTTTGACCACCAATGGACAATTCGCAGGAGGAGATGGCACGTTCCGCCAACCAGCACGCAGAGTTACCTTCGGTGTCCGTGGACAAACCGGAGGACGCCGCCTTGAGTTCGACGAACATGTCGGCGAGCAAATCGGCGTTGCGCGCAACCGTGACGGAGACGCGGGAGGACGCGGACGGGCTGCCGTTGACAGTCTGTTGGATCGTCTCCATCGCGAAGTTCGTGTGTCGCTTGTACACCGCTTGGAAGAAAGTCACCTTGGGAGACGAAGTGAGGAAAACGTCTTGAGCGCCGTAAGCCACCAATTGCATGAGACCACCAGCCATGGTTGTAGTTGTTGTACTTATAGCAAAGATTTTTTTTTCGGATGGGGCGCGCGAAAAATTGAAATTTGAAAATTCCCCTGGGTGCCCGCCTGGCGAAACACCTCATTCGAAGACGTTCGTCATGGGAGTGACGACCCGAGCGACGAAGATGAACAACAAGCGCCGCGCGGAGGAGAACGACGATCAACCAAGTCACAAGGTCGTCGAAGAACCTTCTGAGTTGGATGTGCTCCGTCTGGAGTATCAAGCCCTGAGAGAACAGAACGCATGGCTGTTTAGAAGACTTGAGAACGTTGAACGCGAAAACGAGGAGTTACTTGGACGTCGTCGAAGACCTACGCCAAATCTTCGAGTGCGCAGCATCGACCTTTGAGCCACATCGTGCCGTCTTCCTTGTCGTACGCCTCGAGCTTCGTCACTGCCTTCCCGTGGCAACGTCCGTCGATGAGATCCAAGGACTCGAAGACGTCCGCACTTGCACCTTGGGCACGACCGTGAGTCATAGTATCCAAATCACTGCAGCTCTCTTTGATTGTCGGCTGGTTGTGACACTTGTAAACTAAACGCATATTATCGTCGCCAACCTTTTCGAATCGGTAACTGTTGATACCCTTACCCTTACAATCGATGTTGAAAAGCTTCTGGTATTTCTGACGATCCGTCATGTTGTCCGCGCGAATCGGGACGATCGGTCCTTTCTTCTCCTCAAGCTTTTGATCTTCCCCCCCGTGGATATTTTCGATGCACCCCGCCTCGGAATAAAAGTGATTATTCGGAAGCCACTTCTCCTGTTCTGCGTTGTAGTAATGGTGTCTGTTAACCGGTCGAGCATATGTCATGACACCGTCGCTTCCACAGGCGGCACCCGAGTTGTTCAAACCACCCCACGGTTTGTCGCTCGACCATCCGTCTTCTCTGTTCCAGTTGTTGTGTGTCCAGCCACCGTATGTTATGTACACCTTCCTGGGGACGTTCCATTTCTTGAAGAGGTAGTTCTCAATCTTGAAAATGTCATCTTCGTCGAGTTCGCGGTCGAAGAAAATCATCTCCCCGATGTTCCACACCGATCTTTCGCCGTGTCCACCCCAGTTGCCCGCCTTCGCCTGACCGTAGTTGACCGACATTTGCGTCGTGACAACCTCGCGACCGCCGCTGATACCCGTGCGCGTGATGCCGTCGATACGGTATTTACGTTTTTGATCGACATTGATCGTGAATTTCGCCGTATCATCGGGTTGCAACCCGTAAAAGTGTGACATGAAATGGTCTTCATTCCACCAGTTCCCGATCGCACCCGACCCGGCGCGGTGCGCCATGCCGATGTATTGGTTGTGGAATCCCGATAGATTGTTCGAATCGACTCCGTCGAATATGCGATGTTGATCCGCCTTGTTCTGGGAACCGTAACGGGACACGTGGAAAAATGTGTATTTCTTCCCACGCGTGAGACACGCCTGCGGGACGCGGAAACCGTCGTCCTTACCACCGTACACGTACTTGTGCTTCGCCGTGTCGTCCGCGTCGAACGCGAGCGGTGTGCCAATCACATCGGTGATGTCGTTGCCCTGACCCGACAAATCCTTCCACGTATTGGAGTCTTCATCCCACGAATCACCCGTGAAATGTCCGACTAATCCGTCCACGTCCTTCGGTTCGACGGACGGATCGTCGTCCGTGACTTCGACCACCTTGGCTTCGCCCTCTTCTTCTTCACTCACTTCCATGACGGCTTCATTAGCGGACTGTGCCGCTTCGTCGCCAGCTTCGGCGGCGGCGGCGCCCGATACACCAGCCGTGAGTTGTTCTGGATCGGTCACCTCTGATAAATCGGCTGCTGGGGCAGTGGACGTGGTCTGGGATCCTTCACCACCACCCATCATCATCACCGCGACGACGACGATGATGATCAACAAAACGAGTCCTCCGATGATTGCCGGGTTCATTTGTGTTATCAGTAGACAATATTTTTTTATTGATCTTCCAGAGGGCAGCAGGTTGCCATGTACCCCCACTTACCATCGTTCTCCTCGAACGATAGCTTGTTGATCGCTTGACCGTTGTGACATCCACCGAAAACATTGTGAAGCGCGGACGGCATATCGAGTGAGTTGTCACCATTGACGGGACGGAAATCATTAGTACATGCGTTCTTGTTCAATTGATCCTTCGTACATCGGTATCTCGTACGCATCTGGTCTTTGTTCGGCGAAAGTTCAAATTCCCAATTTTGAAGACCATTTCGACCACAATCAATATCGAAGGCACTGGAAAGACGTTCTTGCCACGACCTGTTTTCCTCTAAGCTCGTCCACTGCGTTTTTTTCTCTGCACCCGCACCGGACACAGAGTTCACCAAACACCCTCCGTCGTTACCCCAGTTTCCATTGGGCTTCCATTTTTCCTCCGTGGCATCATAATAATGATGTTGAACGAAGCGAAGTCCCATGTAGCTGGTACCAGTATCACCACAGGTAACTCCAAAACGATTCACGGTATCGAATGCGTCTTTGTTCGTGAATCCTCCAGTTGCATCTTGCCAGTATCGACCCCAGACGTTGTTATGTACCCATTGTTGTGTGCGTACACGACGAGGGATCCCCCATTTTTTGTGTAACATGAGTTCAACCTTAGTCATTTCTTCGTCGTTGAGTTCGCGATCATAGAAAATGCATTCGCCCACCTGCCATTCCGATGATTGACCCCAGCCTCGTCCCATGCCATCGTTGATGGTCATCTGGGAGGTGCGTTTTTCCGCCTTAGTCGTGTTACCCGTCTTCAGCGCCCCGTTCACTCGCACAAGACTCTTTTGGTCGGTGTGTAACACCCATTTATCCTTGTTGTATACAGAACACTCCCAGTGTCCGATCCATCCGTTACCGTCGCGATGTCCCGTCCCGTAGACACCGCTACACGGTGAGTACCCGTGGAAACCAACCAAATAGTTGGCATCCACGCCGTCGAAGATGCGTTCATTTGTCCTAGCTGACGTGTCCTCTTGCTGTCTCGCATATTTCGCGACAGAAAAGAACGTGTGCTTCTTGGTGTTCGTCATGCACGCCTTTGGAAATTTCAATCCATCCTCCTTGCCACCTTGGATGTAATAGTTCCCCTTGGAATCGTCCGTCTTGAAAATCTCACCGCGGATTTCCGTACAATCGTTCCCCTTCCCTGAAAGATCCTTCCACACCTGTTCGTCGTCATCGAACGATTCCCCTGTGAACCAACCTACGCACCCCTCGATGGACGTCGGGTCTTCGACGGACGGAGTGTCCTCTGAGACCTCCACCTCCTGCACCGGTTCTTCCTCTTCAAGCTCCGGCACATCTTCGTCACCCACATTCGCGGTCGGAACCTCTTCACTCGCAGCCTCTGGGTTATATTCATTCAAAGTGTCCGTCGACGGTGCAGACGCGTCGACGCTGGACGAACCACCGCCCATCATCATGACTGCCACGAGGATGATGATCAAGACGACCACGCCACCTATGATGGCTATCATAATTAGTTGATATAATATGCGAAATTATTTTTGATTACAAGTCTTCGAGGTTGCAACATCTATATTTGTACTTGAGTTGTCCATCTTCTTCGACGAGCTCGAGCTTCGTCATCGCCTGTACAGGGGTGTCGCACCCGACCACCGCGTTGTCGAGCGTTTCGACCAAATTACCCGACCCCCTCTGACCGAGCGCACGTTCCTTTGAGTAACACGATTGTTTGTTGAGTGCGGCGTTGTGACACGAATACTTGGCGCGAATGTTCTTCTCACCGACGCCTTCGAAGCGGTACCCCGCGATCGCCTTGTCCTTACAATCGAAGTTGACCAATTTCGAGTAGTTTTCCCACCACTCGCCTTGGTCGGTGGGGACGACCGAACCGTTCTTGTCCTCGACCCCACCGTCGACGGCTTGGATGCAATCGCCTCGGAAATCGAAATTACCGTTCGGGTCTTGTCCGTTGCGGTGTCGAAGGAGGAAGGTGTTCGCGAGCATGCCCTCGTCGCCGCAAATGTGACCCATGTTGACGATCGAGCCGAAATCTTCGTAACGCGTCCACGCCTGGGCGGTGTGCACCTTCGGACGAATCTCCTTGGCGATCATGTATTTCTTGAACAGGTACGTCTCGAGTTTTTTGTATTCAGATGACGGGAGTTCACCGCGGAAAAATAAAACCTCGGCGACCGCCCAATCGGATTTTTCATTCGACTGACCATAGTTGATTGACATTTGTCTCGGGATTTGTCCTCGGTAATTCGTAAGTCCGGATCGTCGAATACCGTTGCGTCGAAGCATAGCCTTCATGTCGGTGTGCACAATGAACTTTTGACTCTCCTTGTCGTGATCGTTGGCATGCCCATTCCACGCGATCCAGTAGGATCCGTCGCGATGCGCGCCTCCAGTCCATCCAGCGTGGAATCCACTGAAGAAATTGCCTCCGACACCGTCGAAGATGCGTCCGCGCGTGGAGCCGTTGTACCGAGCCACGGTGATCATGGTGTATTTCTTTCCAGTGCTCAAACATTCCTGGGGAAAGCGAATGCCTGCATCCACGCCACCGATCAGGAACTTGTTATTGTTAGAGAAATTGGACGAATCGGTGATGATCGAACCCGTCACCTCCGTGGCATCGTTTTTCTCGTCAGACAAATCTTTCCAGATCTCGTTTTCTTCATCCCAGCTATCACCCGTGAACCATCCGACGAGTCCATTGATTGACTTCGGATCATCCACACTGGGTTCGTTTTCGGCGACGGGTTCTTCGACAGTCTCAGCATCTTCGGGTACGACGGCGTTTTCATCCACCTGTGCCGATTCGGACATCGCTTCCGGAGTTGACACGTCTTCCCCGTCCATCGCCGCCGCTGCTCCATCACCGGCACTCTGGGAGAGTTCTGGGTCTTCACCTGAGAGTGCATTCCATGTCACATATCCGACGACTAAGAGAATCACTACTATCAGACCGATGATCTTCGGATCCATCGCGTCTCGTTGGTTATATTTCGACAATATTTTTTTCTTGTCTCCATTCAAAGATGGGTCTGACGGTGAACCACACGAAAATGATCAGTGAGTTCAACCTTGAGTTGCCGAATTTTTACGCCTCGTTGAACGGACAATTACAAATCATGAAACACTACGGCGCCGGGAAGGATGCGCTCAAGCCACCGACGTATTTCGTGGTCGGAAACTTTGGTGTGTGGCCAAACAAGACGGCGCGCGACGCGAACGTTCGACCGTTGATGGTCGACCGAGTTCACGCCGGTCCGTACGACGAAGCACCGACTGGAAACGTGTACGATCTGGTGTACAACAAATACAAGTCGCAATGGAGGTATTTCGTCGACGACAATTAAACGTGACGATTGAATAAAAAACATGATTTACGTGTACACGGACGGGTCGTGTGTGCACAACGGCAAACCCAACGCCATCGCGGGAATAGGAATTTATTTCGGCGATGACGATCCTCGAAACGTGTCGAGACGTGTGGTCGGCAAACAGTCGAACAACACGGGCGAACTCGGCGCACTCATCCTAGCCCATGAAATTTTGTCCGAGGAGATCGCGCGTGGAGAACAGGTGACCGTGTGCACGGACTCCACGTATGCGCTTCGGTGTGTTGGGGAATACGGTGAAAAGTGTGCCGCGAGCGGCTGGTCGAAAGACATACCCAACAAAGACATGGTGCGGCGTGCGCACGAGATGTATAGGGCGACGCCGAACGTCGAGGTGTACAAAGTTCGCGCGCACACGGGAGGTAAGGATCCCCACTCCATAGGTAACGATCACGCCGATCGGTTGGCGAACGAGGCGATCGGGGCTGGTAAGAAGAAGTCTCGCGTGTACCTGGACGTCCCGTACGCCGACAAAGAATACGCGAAAGAACACGGCGCCAAATGGGATCCGAAGAAGAAAAAG